TGTGTTCATGAATGCCTGGGATGTAGAAAGTACTGCATGGCTCAACACAGATTTTTTGATCAACCAAAGGCCTGTGAAAATTGTAAAATCTCACCAGAATCAAGGTGTGTCGGAGAACTTTGCGGATGGCAAAGGTCCTGGTCGTCCCGGAGATAGCGTTAGACATGGTATACCCAAGCACGCTACAATGGCTGAATTAGAAAAGGCCTCACATGCCAAGGGTCGCAAAGGACAGTTAGCACGTTGGCAACTCAACATGCGCCGTGGGCATAAAAAATGAGAACTCATGAGATTTTGGCCGAAGGTCGGGCACATCCTGTTATTGTAGTAGATGTTCAACCTGAATATTCAGGAATGAATGACGGCAATGAAAACTCTGTATTCACACAAATTATCCAATTCGTAAATAAACAAACTGGTCCAGTGTTGATGTTCATCAATGCCGAACAGACCGGAGTTAGTCTGGACAGTCTTGACGATGTGTTGGCTTATTGGGAAGATACTGTAACACAGAACGATCCAAATTGGCAGGACGAAGATCCTTTCGCACCCAAAAGTGCAATAAACTGGAATAGATTTGAAATTGTAGACAAAGGTTATGGGTACTTGCGTAGTTGGATGGACCACGGAATTGAACCTGCAGTTATAATTGCCACAATTCGTGAGCTATATCAACAAAAGAAAACGGATAGTAGAGAATTACAATTTCCAGCATCTAACCGACGCACACCACAACAATCTTTGATTATGGGTGCTATGCAAGAAATGGAAGATGATTCTATCAGTGTTAATTGGACCAGTGTGGCACAATTAAAAAGATTCAGCGGTGCATACCTTGTAGGTGGTGCAAGGGATCAATGCCTTCGAGAAGTGGAATTGCTTATGAATGCATTTAATATTCCTTATAAAAGAATAGATAGTTTGGTATACACATAATGAGACTGCGAGAATTCACACCCGACACTCTTGCAGGTAGTTTTGACCGTGGGTTGATCTTCAACAAACTGTGGTTGATCAGTGAATTATCTAAGATCAAAGATTCATTCAGTACCGTCTATATCTTGGGTTCATGGTACGGAAACTTGAGTTTGTTGCTGGCCCGGAGCCAAATTGATTATGATCACATTGTGAATGTGGATATTGATCCTGATCGAGTGGCACAAGGTCAGGCCATTGCTAGACACATGCATGTGGCAGATCGCATAGAATCCATGGTCAAAGATGCCAATCAGTTAAACTACCAGCAATTGGATCAAGACGGTCTGGTCATAAATTGCAGTGTGCACGACATGCCAAATCAGGGTTGGTTTGATCACATACCTCGAGGTGTCATGGTTGTGTTGCAAAGCCGCACAGATGTGGATCCGGACTTTGACTCATACCCCTTACAAACCATACTGTATGACGGCGATCATCAGTTCCGAGATCCAGAAACTGAGTACACCAGCTTGCTGCGCATAGGTATTAGATAACAATAAATACAACATGAAACTCTACGACTTTTTACCCGAATCTGTTGCCATAGACGAAGTGGCCATGACACCCACGGAATTTGACCGTGCAGTTGAACAAGGCCAGGCCAAAGGTGTGTTGGTAGGATTTGAATTTGAAGTGCACATGCCCGAAGCCACCCTTGATGCTGCACAATCTCAGGTGGACAATTCCGCAGAGCGACTCAAAGAATTTGATCATGCAATCACTCAGTTCCTTGAAAGCGCTGATCTTGAAACTCTGACACCCAAAGATTTTGACCAGTATTTTGAATTCCGCCAACCTGTGAACGGCTACACAGACATGCAATCTGCAGCCGAAGTCATGAGCCGTGAGAGATTGGTCAGCATACGAACACTGTTTGATCAAATTCCAGAAAAAATTCGAGCCAAATCCTTGCAAAAAATGGCCGGCAGCTACAGAAACAATCAAATTCCTACCAATCTGTCGCCGGTGGAACAACTGGAATTTTTCCGTCTATTTGGTAGTCGTGTGTACTATGACAGCAACAAACGAGAAGTTGAACAGTTAGGCTCACGTATTCAAGCAATCGCCGACAACGACTGGGATGAACTGCTGAGCTTTGTCTATGCCGGACGCATAGTTGACCGTGATCAGATCTCTCGAACAGCAGCCAAAATATCTGGCGATTTCATGGCCTATTTTGATCTCAAACAGCCAATGAATCGGATCTGGCAAGCCTTGGATCTAGATGAGTGGTTACAGTCAGACTACGACGACATGGATGAGCCGCCCACTGGCTACAAAGAAGCAGTGGATATTTTGGTACCTGCACTGCAAAACATGACTGGTCGCAAGGTCAATGTGTTCCGTAGCTATCATCAAAGCAAGAAGAACATGACCGACTGGTACATTGAACCCGACGGCAGTCTTGAAGCCAACGATCGCAACGATGTCAGCTGTGAAATTGTGAGTCCGCCCATGCCAGCCATGGAAGCTGTGACCGCGCTGAAAAACTTTTATGGCCTAGCTCAAACTCTCAACTTGTACACCAACTCAACCACAGGCCTGCACATCAATGTCAGCATACCAGGTCGGTTGGATGTACTGAAGTTGGCAGTGTTCCTGGGAGATCAGTATGTGCTCAAATACTTTGGTCGCGAAGACAGTCGCTATGCTCAAAGTGTACTGCAAAGACTCCAACAACACGCCACCGGTGCCATTGATGTAAAAACTGCTAACAAAAAACTCAGTGTGACTGGTCAGCCACGTACCACTGTGCAAATTGACATGAACAAGCTGAGTAATATTGCTCGGGATGCCACCCGAGGACACATGGACAGCATCAGCAACAACGGCAAATATTTCAGCTTTCGTCATGCCGGCGGCAACTATCTGGCAGACTTGGCCGGCATTTACAATTCTGTGGGACGATTTATTCGAGCCATGATCATAGCGTCGGATCCCACTTTGTATCGCCAAGAATACATGACCAAGTTGGCCAAACTGGTGAGTGGTCCTGAAAACGTAATAGGGCGGGGTGCCAAGGACGATCAGCTGATCAATTATTTGAGAACCAAAGGCATGCCCATCTTGGTCATGGACATACAGCGCTACAAGCAAGGACGTAATATGACACGTCTTGCCGAACGAGCTTTTTGGGAAGCCACTGGCAGTGCCTGGAAACCGGCATATGCACAGTCAATGACCATCACTGCCAACAGTGCCGCTGCACAGGCTGCTATTGTGAATAAATTTAAAAATGAATCAAGAAAAGACCAAAGCCGTGCTTTGCCTGTGAGTGAATTTGAAACAGTGGTCATGCTACCGCCCAATGTTGCGGTGTTGAAAAAACTGTTGTCAACAGATTACCCTCCGGGCGTGGCCACAATTTCAGGCGACAGCGGTATCACAGTGGGATTCTTCTTGCGTAGAAAAGAACAACTGCCTCCCACAGATCCACGCACACAGGCCATGATCAAAAAACTACTGCGTGAAAGATTCCCCAAAGGCAAGGTCAAGGAAGCCACTGATCCCAAGTTTGTGGGATTCATGAATCAAAGCCTGGCCAATAAGGTTGACACTCCGGGCCCAGATCCCTTGGCAGATGCACCAGACTGGTATCGTGATGCTCCTGTGCAAAAATTTGATGCTGACAGCAGTTGGGGTGGTGCGGCACTATGGGGACTGAGAATCTTGGCTCGAGTAGAACCTGAAGTCAGAGCTGCATTAAAAGAAGCCGGCGAAGATGCCATAGTAGAATACCTTAGAAAAGTGGCTGAGGCCACTGGTGCCTATGATAAATTTGACTTTGCAGAAGAAGACATCTGGGAATGCCAAGATTACCTGGATGAAATTTTTCATGATCCTACCATTACCAGTTGGACCCAGGTGATCTAATCAAAAATTGATTAAAGTTAACACAGTGGTCACTTTGTATCAACACAATAAATGTTAAATTTAAATAAAATTTTTGATTACCGTACTGGTACCACCAAACCATTTTTAAAACATAATACATTCGATAGTGTGTACAGAGATAAATCATCGCTGGTAGTCACTATTGGAGATAGTTGGTCGTTTGGGGGTTCTTTATGGCATCTATTGCCAGAAAATTCAAACTCAGATCAAATCAACAAATTCAGAGTAGACAGCGTGTTTGGTAATCAACTGAGTCAAATGTTGCAGGCAGACTGGATCAACATTTCTTTACCAGCTATGAGTAATTTATGGATGGCAGAGCAAGCCGTGAGATTGAATGATGTTTTAAAAACATTACCTTACAATAAAATTTACATTGTTATTGTACTAACAGAAGTAGGAAGAGAGTTGGTATTTTATAAAGGAACCAAATTTAAAAATATTAATAATTTAGTCAGTGAACTCAGCAAACAAGTTGAAAATTATATTTTATCCTGTGCCTGGGACAAACGATGCAAATTGATAACAGCCCGTACATATGTCAACGACACATATTACAATTTAAAATCATCTATGTTGTGCCATAGTTGGCTAGAAGTTTTGATTGATAACCCATTTAGCAATAACTGTGTTTTTTTATCAATGGTATTAGAGCATCTTGAAAATTTCATTGACAGTTCTAACAAAAAAGAATTATTACAAGTACTTGAATTAGCTGAAAAAAGAATGGAATTGCTTGAAAGTAGCAAATATAACATACAGATTCCTGGGTATAAACATCCAACTCCAGAAGGACACAAACTTTTTGCAAATTATATTTTGAATTACTGTTAAAAATATCAAATAAATAATATTATGAAAGCCTCAGATTTTGAAATTCGTAACCATGACAAACTAGACAAAATTTTAGTTGAGTTATGCGAACTTGTGATTGCAGGACAACAACGTGATACTGATTACTATGGTATGGTTGCAGCTGCCGTACTGGATCCCAACAACAATCTGGTCAAAGCAGTGAATTATTTCAGAGGCAGCAATAGAGTACATGGTGAAATGGCAGCCATGGAAAAATATGAACGTGAGCACGGTAGCATACCCCCGGGTAGTATTATCATTACAACTTGCAGTCCCTGCAGTGAACCCATGCCTCAAAGAGACGGTCCCAGTTGTACTGAACTCATTGACAACAGTCCTGTACGCAAAGTGTATTGTGGCTTTGAAGATCCCACACAGGTGCACAGTGACAGCTACAAGCACAAAAAGTTTCATATTGAATGTACCAAGAATCCCAAGATACATGAACTGTGCCACATGTTTGCCAATACATTTTTAGACTTTGAAACTGAACAATTGCATGAGCTGAGTTTTTTAGGATCTCCGTGTACCAAAGACTGCTCAGGACATCGTGCAGGATATCGTTGGTCAAAAGATCGCGGCAATATTCAGGCCGCATCATGGAGTAGAAGTTTCAATAACGGAGCCGCATTAGCTGCGGCCGGAAGATAAAGAACACCCTTAGGACCGCACTAGTTGCGAGGTGTGCCCGGCTGCTGGGCGTAGAAAGCGATTCGCTACCGTGGACTACAAAGTGAGCATTTTTGTTATTGACTTTGCTCTATTTTTGCTGTATAATAAAAACTAACAGGAGAACCTATGTCAGACAAAACTTTTAACGGCGATCAAAAACTCAAACTTATCCAAATTATCAATGAAGGTATGCAGGTAACGCACGAAATTGAAACACTACAAGGCGGGCTTAATGACACAATCAAAGCCATAGCTGAAGAACTCGAAATTAAACCGTCTATTCTTAAAAAAGCTATCAAATTGGCGCATAAAGCAGAATTTGGTCGAGAAAAACAGGATCATGAGTTGTTGGAAACAATCTTAGAAACAGTAGGAAAAACTCTGTAATTATTATATAATGTAAGTAACATGGAGAATTATTATAAGTTACATTGATGCATTGTATGACCGAGAACATGATCGTATACATGTAGTTGAGAGACGAAATGGTGTACGAGAATATCGTGAATTTCCAGCCAACTACATATTCTACTACGACGATCCTCGAGGTAAATTTACCAGTATCTATGGCACCCCGGTGTCAAGATTTAGCACACGCAACAATAAAGAATTTCGCAAAGAAGTTCGTGCTCAGTCACACAAAAATCTATACGAAAGTGATATAAATCCTGTATTTAGGTGCCTGAGTGAAAATTATATTGGACAGGATGCTCCGGAACTTAATGTGGCATTTTTTGACATTGAAGTAGCATTTGATCCCGAGCGTGGATTTTCACCTGTGTCTGACCCATTTAATCCCATCACTGCCATATCATTGTATCTGACCTGGCTGGATCAATTGGTCACATTGGCTGTGCCTCCCAAACACATGAGCTGGGCCACTGCAGAGGAAATTGCGGCTACTTTTGAAAACTGCATGTTGTTTGAGCGTGAAGAGGAAATGTTAAAAACATTCTTGGATTTAATCGAAGATGCAGATGCACTATCAGGGTGGAACTCAGAAGGCTATGATATTCCTTACACAGTGAATCGTGTGACTCGTGTGTTAAACAAAGATGACACCCGTAGATTTTGTCTGTGGAATCAATATCCCAAACCACGTATGTTTGAGCGTTTTGGTGCAGAGAATCAAACATATGATTTGATTGGCCGCGTACACATGGATTACATGCAACTGTATCGCAAATATACCTATGAAGAACGCCACAGTTACAGTCTAGATGCCATTGGCGAATATGAACTGGATGAACGCAAAACACAGTTTGAAGGTACCCTGGATCAGTTGTACAATCAAAACTTTAAAACATTTTTAGAGTACAATCGCCAAGATACATTGTTATTGCACAAACTGGATCAAAAATTGCGATTCTTAGATCTAGCCAATGAACTTGCACATGCCAATACTGTGTTATTACAAACCACCATGGGTGCAGTGGCAGTAACCGAACAGGCCATTATCAATGAAGCACACGAACGTGGTATGGTTGTGCCCAACCGTCAACAACGGCTAACAGATGACGACACACAGGCCGCAGGTGCCTATGTGGCGTATCCAAAAAAAGGCATACACGAGTGGATAGGATCAGTTGACATCAACTCACTGTATCCATCGGCTATTCGTGCACTGAACATGGGGCCAGAAACCATTGTGGGACAACTGCGTCCAATCATGACCGACAGATACATCAAAGAAAAGATCGACAACAAAAGTAGTTTTGCCATGGCCTGGGAAGGCTTATTTGGCAGTCTGGAATACACTGCGGTCATGGAACAACAACGTGGTACAGAAATTACCATTGATTGGCAAGATGGCAATGAAACTGTGCACAGTGCTGCAGAAATCTGGTCAATGATATTTGATTCAAATCAGCCTTGGATGCTGACCGCCAATGGCACCATCGTGACCTACGAACGCAAGGGTATTATACCTGGCTTGCTGGAACGATGGTATGCTGAACGCAAAGAAATGCAGGCCAAGAAAAAAGAAGCCCGAGATAAAAAAGAAGAAGCATTTTGGGACAAGCGTCAGTTGGTTAAAAAGATTAACTTAAATTCATTATATGGTGCTATTTTAAATCCTGGATGCAGATTCTTTGATCATAGAATTGGTCAATCTACCACACTAACAGGACGAGCTATTGCCAGACACATGGATGCACACATCAATGAATGCATAACTGGCAAGTACGACCATGTAGGTGAAGCTATCATATACGGTGATACAGACTCATGTTACTTTAGTGCGTGGCCTGTGCTGAAATCCGAAGTTGAAGCTGGCCGTATGGAATGGTCCAAAGAAACTTGCATTGCGTTGTACGATAGTATTGCTGAACAGGTCAATCAAAGTTTTCCTGCTTTTATGGAACAGGCATTTCATTGTCCTAGAGGAGCCGGAGAACTTATCCGGGCCGGCAGAGAACTTGTGGCAGATCGCAGTTTGTTTATCACAAAAAAACGATATGCAGTTAATATCATTGATTTAGAAGGCCGACGTTTAGATATCGACGGCAAACCTGGCAAAACAAAAGCCATGGGCTTGGACTTGAAGCGTAGCGATACCCCCAAAGTCATCCAGGATTTCTTGTTGGAAATTTTAAACAGTGTGTTGAGTGGAGCACAACGTGATGCCATTATTGACCGTATCCGAGAATTCAAATATGAATTTGCTGAACGTCCCGGGTGGGAAAAGGGATCGCCCAAGCGTGTCAATAACTTGACCAAGTACGCCAAAGAAGAAGAACGTCTAGGTCGTGCAAACATGCCTGGGCATGTTAGAGCTGCCATTAACTGGAATGCCATGCGAAAGATGAACGGTGACAACTATAGCATGCAGGTAGTAGATGGTATGAAAACTATTGTGTGCAAACTAAAATCCAATGCACTGGGCTGGACCAGTATAGGATATCCCACAGACGAAATGCACTTGCCGCAATGGTTCAAAGACTTGCCGTTTGACGATTCAGAAATGGAAGCCACCGTTGTTGATCAAAAAATTGACAATCTACTAGGAGTTCTCAATTGGGATCTTGCCAGTTCTACCAACACAGAAAACACATTTCAAACACTATTTGATTGGTCTTAATGAAACTAAGCGAAATTGTTGCATTTAAAAATCTGCTAGACAACATAGCATCTATAGCACTGATCAGAGTATCAACCAATGCTGATTTGCAAAAAATTATACGTTTAACCGAAGTACAACAGTTTTTGCCCAATGAGTACAAAAACAAAATACAAGAAGAATATAATCAACTGCAATGTGCGTTTGACTCGATAAACGAATCAGTGACAGAATTTCAAGAACAACTGCAAAAATATATTGCTCAACGCGAATTATACTACTATCAAACCAGTATTGAAAATTACTATACCAAAATAAATTTATATCAAGAATCCGGGTTTTATACTGCTCCGTATGTGACTCCGTGGGGAGTTTTAAAAACACTACCTGCAACTGAATGGAATCACAGTTATATTGCAGACACTGTAAAATCAATAACAAATCAAAAATCTTTAGCATCAGAAGATTTTATAAAAGCCATTAATGATCGTACTCTAAGTTACACTGATTGGCAATATCCGGCTGCAGTACTACGCCCTGCACATATACCTTTTATTAATACCATGGTAGCCAATGATCCATTATATCTAATAGATGAGCATCCAGACTTGCTGACCCCGACTGTGCAACAATTCAACACACAATATCAAAACAGATTGAGAACTTATGTGATCAACGAAGTTCCAAAAAGACCCATATTAGATAAACTACCTAGCAAGCAATTTGTTTTTTTCTTGGCGTTTAATTATTTTAATTATAGACCGTTTGAAGTAATCAAACAATACCTTGAAGAAATTTTTCAACTGTTACGACCAGGCGGAGTAGTAGGTATGACTTTTAACGATTGTGATCGATATTTTGCTGTGGGTCTAGTAGAAAATCACAGTGCCTGTTACACTCCTGGACATATACTATTAAATATGGCAAAAAATATTGGATATAAATGTATTTTTCGACTTGATGAAGAAGACAACACCTGGATAGAATTACAAAAACCTGGAGGATTGGCCAGTATCAAAGGCGGCCAAACGTTGGCCAAGATTACCTATAAACAATAACATGTCAAACAAATTTGTTTTTATTCATTTTATACCAGGTGCTGCCGGAAATTTTATCAGTCGATGTTTGAATTTACTCACAGGAGTAGTGGCATGGTCAGACCGAAAACAAGGCATCCCTACAACTTTGGATGAAAAATTTAAATTACTATCTTATCAGTCTGTGTTGAATTTTGATCACTATGCAGGGCAATCTTGGATTGACTTTGAACATCGACCTCTTGAATACTATGTCAAAGTCAAACACAACGACATACCATCTGGTGCAGTTGGTGTGTTTTTGTCGCATCCTAAAGATCCTGTATGGTGCAATAGCATACTAGGCAATGACGATCAGCGATTTGTGTTTTATATAGATCCCACTGACTGTTATGAATGGTGCATTATGAATGCTTATTGGAAAAATAGTTTTCACAGTGAATTATGGTTCAAGGAAGGCAAATTGATGTTGCAACATCCAGAAGTTTACAAAATCAATTTGCAAAAAATCATCAGTGACTATGATAGTTTTTGTGAAGAATTTTATAAAATATGTGCTATTATTGATCATAAAATCAATTCAGACGAAATGGATGCTATTGAAATTTTATATTCTCAATGGAAAACCACGCATTTAAACTATCCAGAATTGATAAAATTTAAACAACATATCACTAGGCAATTAATTAAAAAATATTTTGATGAGTAAGAATATTTTATTCTATTGGCTTGCAAAATCTAAATACAACCGTTATAATAAACAACAGGAGAACATATACACATGAAAGATAATCTATTAGATTTGGTAGAACACACGCACGATTTGGGCTGTATTGAGCTGATCAAAGTCACTGGGGATGCCAATGGCACAGAAGTGGTAGGGGTTGGTACTGATCAATCAGTGGTACTTGATGCAAAGTTTGCAGTGCCGGAACCAAAGTTTGTAGGCACGTTTGGTATGCCCAATTTGGGAAAGCTGAAAATTTTGCTAAACTTGGATGCCTACAAAGAAAACAGCACACTTACAGTTACGCACAAAGCCACAGGAGAGCCCGACGGAATTGATTTTGCCAACAACTCTGGGGACTTTAAAAACAACTACAGATTTATGACATCTGGCGTAGTTGACCAACAGGTAAAAACACCAAAATTCAGAGGTGCTACCTGGCATGTGTCGTTTGTGCCCACAGTGGTTGCAGTTCAACGATTCAGAATGCAGGCTCAAGCACACAGTGAGGAAACCAGTTTTCAAGTCAAAACTGACAACGGAAATCTAGTGTTTTCGTTTGGTGATCACAGCACACACTCTGGCAACTTTGTTTTCCACACAGGAGTCTCTGGTCAACTCAAACGATCATGGAGTTACTCTATCAAAACTGTGATGAATATTTTGAGTTTGACTGGCGACAAAACATTCAGTATCAGTGATGACGGGTGCGCTCAGATCACCGTGGATAGTGGGCTGGCAACGTACAACTACATTTTACTAGCATTGACCAAGTGACGCAAGACAATCTAACTGCCAAGCAAAGCGACTACGCTGTATTCTTGCCAGCCATCAGCGGTTTTTATGCTACTTTTGTGGGCAAACAACGTGCAGGAGCCTATGTAGACCCTGCTCGAATGCCAGCAGGAATACAAGACATGGAACAGATGAATTGGCTCAACAGCCAACAAGCATTGTTTCCCTATCGTTGGAGCCTGTATTCTGGTGGTCATGCCAACCTAGATCTTACCAAGTCAGATCCTTCAGAAGACATGGTGCGAGCCAGAGAGCCTGGCACACTCATGCTGGGAGATTCAGGTGGATTCCAGATTGCCAAAGGCCTTTGGGAAGGCGACTGGAAAGCCAACTCGGGCTGTCCCAAAGCACAAAAGCGCAGAGAAGCAGTGTTAAAGTGGCTGGATGGTATTTGTGACTATGGCATGACACTAGATATTCCGACCTGGGTCATACATGATAAAAAAGCCGGCGAAGCCTGCGGAATCCGAACATTAAAACAAGCAGTAGAAGCTACCAAGTTCAACAACGAATACTGGATGAAACATCGTCGAGGTGTTGCTAATGGCGGCATGAAGATTCTCAATGTGTTGCAAGGTGCCAATCATGCCGATGCCGAACGTTGGTATCAAGACATGAAACAGTACTGCGATCCCTCAATCTATCCAGACACACATTTTAACGGTTGGTCAATGGGTGGTCAAAACATGTGCGATGTGCATCTTGTGCTCAAACGACTGGTAGCATTGCGTCATGACAATTTGCTACAAACAGGCATACACGATTGGATGCACTTCTTGGGCACATCAAAGTTGGAATGGGCTGTGTTACTCACCGTGATTCAAAGAGCAGTTAGAAAGTATGTTAATCCAAACTTTACTATAAGCTTTGATTGTGCCAGCCCATTCCTTGCCACTGCCAATGGACAGGTGTATCATCATATTGATCTACCGCACAATGGCAAATGGAGTTATAGAATGAGCCCTATTGTAGATGATAAGAAGTATTCCACAGACACAAGAACATATCGTGATGCGGTGCTCCAAGATGGCTTGGTGAAACATTTTGATGAGTCGCCGATCAGTGCACAATTGCAAGTCAAAGATGTTTGTGTATACAAGCCCGGCGATCTAAACAAAAACGGCAAAGAAGGTAAAACAAGCTGGGACAGTTTTAGTTACATGCTGCTTATGGGGCACAATGTTTGGACACATATAGAATCAGTTCAACGTGCCAACAGAGAGTTCGACACAGGAAACTATCCCAACATGTTGTGGTATGAAAATGGCGATCACTCGAAATTCCAAGAGATTGTGGATGCTATATTTGCCACACCCGATCGTACAGAATCAGAGTCTATCATTGAATACTACAGTAGATACTGGATGGACATCATTGGCACTCGCGGATTCAAGGGCAAAAAAGCACTCAGCGGGCGTCCCATGTTTGATCAATTCTTTGAAATTGAAGAAACCAGTGTTGACTCAGAATCGGATGATAGTGTACAATTAGACGAGTCAGCATTAGATCAACTGGAACAGGAACAAGAATGAATAGAGAAGGCCACGAAAATACACGATTCTTCTACGGCAACGAAGTAGAACATACTCCTGCTTACGGCCGATACACACTGTTTGTAGTTGGTGTTCAGGATATCGAACACATTAGATTGCGTTTAACCGTTGGCAGTGCACCAGTTGAACATATCTATTTTGGTGCAAACCAGAGCTTTCCAAAGTGCGATGTCAATGATGTTGATGCATGGCGTCCTTGGGAAACCATGATCAAGTTTTTTCTAGAGCATGATTACTTGTGCACATTAGACATCGATGTGACTTGTGCCGAAGGATTGTTGGAATCTGGACTAACGGAATATCATAACTTTATTCCCATGATATCAGTCAAACTGCCGTACATCAATCAGTTTGGTTACAATGCTACAATCAAAATAGACGACCGAGACTTCAACGCAACCAATCCTGGTGTATGGTGCCATAGTTTGCATGAACTACAAGATCGTAGACGATTTACCAATTGGTCACAATATAGCAAAGATGAAACTGTATGAAAATTGGATTGAGTTATAGTCGATGTGTTAGAGACATTGTTGACGGAGTTGTGGACATTGCAGATGTGCTGGTTGTCATCGCTAGAACAGATTTTGATCCGCATGATGACGCACAATGGAATAGTATTTGGGTTGGTTATCATGATAGCTTTGGATTGAGTAATCCAGAATGGCGTAACTATCCGCCCGAAGACGAAGACCGTTTTCGTAGTGTCAGTATCGAACTTTGGGAATCAGGCCGACTACACCAACCACGAAAGTTTGGAGTCAACCCCAAACGCTTGCCCTACTATTGGCTGGAAACTGGATTGCCCAGTGATGAATTAGACAGATTTCCTGCAGTTAAAATGGCCTGGGACCAATTTCAAACAGTGGCCGGACTTGCCGGTGTTAAATTAAACAAGGATGCATGATGAGATGGATTAAAAGAAAACTAAGAAACTGGGTCAACGACGATCAAGACATACTTGCTGTCAGTGAAACTGCTTCTCACAGTTTGGACAGTCGCGGGTTTAGACTGCAGGTCTGGAAAGCATCTGGTGGCATTGTAATTGAAACCAGTGCCTACGATGAACGCAAGGACCGTCACATGCAGGGCTTGCATGTGATCACCGAAGACAAAGATCTTGGCACAGAAATTAGCAAAATTATAACTTATGAGAGCTTGAAACTATGAACTTAGAACAAAGAGAGACCATTGACAGAATCAGTTCTGTGGCCGAAAGAAAAATTTGGGTCACATTCCAAAAAGAAGGTGTGCATTGCTATCCAGCAGCCGCCACAGATCCACAACTGGCAACCGGAGATGAATATGATGTTTCGTTCCTTGGTACTCCTCACCGTCATATTTTTCATTTCAAGTTGCACATCGATGTATTCCACAACGACCGAGACATCGAGTTTATTCAGTTCAAACGCTGGTTGGAAAATCTCTACAAAGATAGTATACTAGCACTAGACTACAAAAGTTGTGAGATGATTGCAGATGACCTATATATACAAATAGCCAGCAGATATCCCAATCGTGCTGTGTGGATCGAAGTCGCCGAAGATGGTGAGAATGGATGCTTGATCAAGTATGAAATTTCTCGTCCTAACTTATCTATTGCAATATAAATGAATTTATTAATTTGTGGAGACAGTTTTGCTGCCGATTGGACAGTAAAATACTCTGGCAAAGGTTGGCCAAACATGTTGGCCGAGCAATATAATGTGACAAATTTGGCCCAGGCCGGATGTAGCGAATACAAGATACTCAAGCAATTAAAATCAGCTGACCTTGAGCAGTATGATCAAATTATTATAGCACATACCAGTCCATATAGAGTATATGTGCGACATCATCCAGTACACCAACATGACCCTTTGCACAATAACTGTGATTTTATCTATGCAGATCTGGTTGAGCATGTGACTAATAATAAAGAACTCGGATCTATTGTTCACTATTTTGAAAACTATTTTGACACAGACTACGCAAAAGATATACATACTCTGCTATGCCAAGAAATTGAAAGATTTATTACCCCAGTGCAGGACCGAGTTATTTCTATTACCAATTTAGATTATAAAGGTTTGTATCAGTTCAAAAACATGATCAAATTTGATAATCTTTTTGCATCTAATAGAGGGCTGATGAATCATTATGACGAAGCTGGCAATCTGAAAATATTTGAAATTTTATCAACTACCCTAAAAAGGAAACAAAATGGGTCAAAAACATCATACCCCTAATCCCCGAGTGCAAGCAATTTTTGAAGACCTCGAACAGTTTTTAGAATTCTGTCAAGACTACGGATATCGCTACAACGAGGGAGATCTTTATAACTTTAAAAGTTATGCTTGGCAACAGTTCAATAAATGGCACCAAGGCAAAAATGCCAAAAACATGTGGGCCGAAGATGGTCGTAGATTTGCAGGATATCGCACATGAGAAAACTCTATTACATGGGGCTCGAAAGTTACGAGGCCCGTTATACATTACAACTGACAGAATGGAACCGTCGAGTGTTCAATCAGCGAGGACTAGATGTTGTATATGTTTCAGGTACCACCATTGACAACACACAGGCTATTTCTGTGGGTCAGGTGCTAGACGCACACGGTCGCAGTTATTTTAGCATGAGCCAGATGATGAACCTGGTTCAGCTAATGAAGAACGGAGAAGTCACCCATGAAGATGTTATCTACTTTGAAGACATGTTTCAACCTGGTATGGAATCGTTGCCTTATATTCTTGATCAGGTACCAGCTGACCAACGCCCTCGTGTGTATGTGCGCTGTCTTGCTCAATCCATTGATCCTGACGATTTTGTACATGTTTGGAGTATGGCGCGATGGATGGGCCTGTACGAACAAATGGTTAACGAATTTGTTACAGGAGTTCTCGCCACAAACGAAGAAATGGTTGCTCACATGCGCATTGCTGGATGGCGTGCTCCTATATACAATATTTCGGGCCTAGCATTTGGTAAATCTGAAGTGTTAGAGCGTATCGGAGGTGCAAATAATATTCAACCATTTGAAAATCGTGCCATGCGTGTGGGCTTTGCTGCAAGATTTGATCAAGAAAAGCAACCTGGATTCTTTATGGATCTCATTGAAATGTGGCATCAACAAGGTCCGTACCCAGTGGAGTTTGCTATCTATTCCGGTGGTCCGTTGCGTAGTAACAATCCTGAATACATTAATCGGGCTGACTCGTTGGCACATGAAGGTAAACTAAAAATCTATGATAATTTAAATAAAAATGATTACTATTCTTTGCTCAATGATACTAGGGTGCTCTTTAATTGCGCTCTTCAAGATTGGGTTTCCAACACAGTCAGTGAAGCAGATAGTCTTGGGTGTAACGTACTATACCCTGCTTATAGGTCTTTCCCTGAAACTTTTGCTAATGACCCTAACAGACTTTATGTTCCTTGGTCTATAGATGATGCGTATATTAAATTAAATAATCTGTTACAACATCCACATCACAACATGGGCCTGATTTCAGACTGGAACAACGGTACCATTGACCGTGTGATTGATATCATGCAAGGCAAAGGCGAACAATGGAATCGCAGTGGCAATAGATACAGAGACCATGTGCCAGGAGACAAATATACTGTGGTAAAGATTGAATCATGATAGTAGCAGTTACAGGAGCTTCTGGTTATATTGGCGGACATGTAGCACTTAAATTAGCCGATGCCGGGCATTCGGTAGTAGGTATTGACCTTAGACCTTGCCCGTCTCATCTGACCTGCTTTGAAAATTTTATCCAAGAAGATTTTGCCAGCGACACAGTGCTGAAATTTATCAGTAGTGGTAATATTGATGCCATTGTGCACTGTGCTGGTACCAGTCTTGTGGGTCCTAGTATGATAAATCCGCAAGAATACTATCATAACAACACAGTGAAGACCTTGACATTGCTGGATACTGTTGTAAAAAATTCTATTAGAACTAGAATTATTTTTAGTTCAAGTGCGGCGGTGTATGGAGTTCCTATCATGGTACCTTGTAGTGAAGTTGACCCTTGTGAACCTATTAGCCCTTATGGCGAAAGCAAATTGGCCATAGAATGGATTTTGCGTGGGTATCATCGAGCATATGGTCTTGACTACGTGGCATTTAGATATTTCAATGCAGCAGGAGCAGACTGTCAAGGACGACATGGCCAAGAACCCGGTGCTACACACATCATTGCTAGAGCATTAGAAAGCGTTAAAAATCAGATTGGGTTTGCATTGTATGGTAACAATTATGAAACTGCTGATGGTACCTGCATTCGTGACTATGTCCATGTGGAAGACATTGCTGATGCCCATGTTACAGCACTAGATCAGTCTGTACTTGTTGGAGTATATAATCTTGGAACCAATCAAGGTACCAGCAATTTAGAAGTTATACATCGTATTGCACAAGTAGTTGGAGTAAATATGGCAGTAGAATTAAAAGGCCGGCGAGAGGGAGATCCCTCTCAGCTCACTGCTGATTCAACAAAATTCCAGACCATGACCAACTGGAAACCGCAATTTGATCTGTCAGACATAATAAAACATGCTTGGAACTGGTACTCCCGATAAGTAGTTTAATGCTCAATGTTTATCTATTTCAGCCACAGTTCACTATGGATTTTAATTCAAAAATTCAATATTGGATTCCGTACAGTGTAGGATGTATATGGAGTTACGCAGCACAATATGACTGGATATCCAACAATTTTGAATTAAAAGATTTAATTTTTTCTCGAGAAAAAATCTCCAAGCTAATTGATCGGTTGGACAATCCAGCAGTTTGCGGATTCAGTTGCTATTTGTGGAATGAAAAATATTGTTTAGCAGCTGCCCAAGCAATCAAATCTCGTTGGCCCAACTGCTTAATAATCTTTGGCGGCCCGCAAATTAATACTGATACGTTGAGCAACACATTTATAGATTGTATAATTATGGGCGAAGGAGAAAAAGCCTTTGTTGATATATGCAAAACCTTAATTGACGGTAGGGCAGTTGAACCCATGTATCTAGGACAACGCATGGAGTATCTAGAAATTCCTAGCCCATACACCACTGGAGTATTTGATAAAATAATAAAGCAAAATCCCACGGCAGTATGGCAAATGACCATGGAAACCAATCGAGGATGTCCTTATTCGTGTACATTTTGCGATTGGGGCAGTCTGACCTATAGCAAAGTCAAACAATTTACATTGGAAAAAGTAACTGCAGAAATTGAATGGGCGGCAAATAATCCTGTGACTTATTTTTATTGTGCTGATGCTAATTTTGGTATCTTTAAAGAGCGGGATACTGCCATTGCCAAAATCATGCGCGATAAACTGTATAATACCCAAGTGGAAACTATCAGTATACAATTTGCCAAGAACAGTAACGAAACAGTGATAGACATAGCCAAAATTATTGGTCCGTTAAACAAAGGACTTACTCTAAGCGTGCAAAGTCTGAATGATAAAACTTTGACCACTATTAAGCGTAAAAATTTAGCAAGCAATAATATAAAAGAAGTTTTAGCAATCAGTGCACAGAGTGATATTAAAACTTACAGCGAACTGATTCTTGGCATGCCCGACGAAACGCTGGAGTCTTGGCGTAATGGAATAACTGAACTGTTAGAAATAGGTCAACATCAAAGTATCGAAGTATGGTTTTGTCAGTTGTTGAAAAATTCGGAGTTGGCTAGCCAGGACAGTCGAAAAACACACAAACTTGGCACAATATTGGTCAAAGATTACATGGCCATGTACAACGATTGTGACGAAGAAATAACAGAATATGTTGAATTGGTCAATCAGACCGCAACCATGTCTACGCAGGAATTGATAGACTGTTATATGTACGCTTGGATGATCATACACTTCCACATATCAGGATATACCGAACTCACTGCTAAATCTGCTAGAGCAACTGGTATCAGTTATAGAAAATTTTACGATGCGTTGTATGATAAAATACCGCTTGATTCTGTGGTTGCGGAGCATTATCAACAATTAAAAAACTATGTGTCAGAATACTTGACCAGTGGAAAGACTTTTTATAAAAATGGTCATGCTATACATTCTTACAGTTATAATTTCATGTATGACAATAAACAACAATTGTTTGAGCTGGGCAATCAAACCTATCTGGATCTAGTAGATTCGGCCACATCTGAATTGCTTATTTTGCAAAAGTCTTTTATATATGATCATACTGTAGATTATCCCCATATTATTTCTATCAATCTAGACTCCCAGAGTCTATTGCCCAGTGACACTGTGCATAGTTATAAAATTGATTCGCAATTTGATAGTTCTAAAGATCTGTATGCAGCTCGACGAAAAGGTCTGCTAAAAAATTCTATTACACAATTGGGTGATATAAATATTTTTACCAATGCCACAATCCATGAATGATACACAAGATGTACACGAAAAACTTTATGTTTTTTTCAACAATCTAATGCGAAAAATCAATCCCAGAGACTATTTTTGGGACTACAAGTCAGGAAATCCTGTGCCGCATATTGTACTGGATAATTTTTTGCCAGATGATATATTTAAAATAGTGTCTCAAGAACCAAACAATATCCCGGAATATCTTTGGAATGACTTTACCAGAAATGGTAGTCACATGAAAGAATACAAGTCCATGATCAATACACCTGTGTTGCACACATTGACCAATTGTTTTAATTCTGGAGTATTTGTTGACTGGTTAGAAAGACTAACTGATCATAAAAAACTAGTGCCAGACCCGCACTTGATTGGAGCAGGACTTTGTAAAACCTATAAAAATGCCAGTTTAAAACTGCACACCGATTTTAATTGGAACGACGAGCTGGCACTTAATCGACAACTAAGTTTGATATTGTATATCAATCCTGTTTGGGAAGAGTCATGGAAAGGCAGTTTGGAATTCTGGGATTTTGACAAAAAACAAATCCTTCAATCTATAATGCCACGACCCAATAGATTGTTGATATGGAATTACGATCCAAGATTGCTACATGGGTATCCGGCTCCATTGGAGTGCCCAGAAGATCAAGTGCGCATGAATCTGCGTGTGTTTTATTTTCAAAGCGACGGGCAACCCAGAACAACGCCACATCGTAGCTTGTACTGGTGGGACGACAAACAAAAACAACCATTCGACGACCGAACACATAAATGAACAAAAATATTTTAGTAATGCCAGATAGAAAAAAACTGCCTTATGGTGGTGCTGAAGCAGTGGTCAATCCTGAATTTACCACCATTGTTGACCAGATGGTCAACACTGCAATCAAAAACAACTGTTTGCAAAATTTATCAATTCAAGATAATTTTACCAGTCTCTACAAACAATGGATATTGTCAAGTAAACTTAACCAAATAATTGGCCTGGATCAGTTTGCCATTGGAGCTTACAGCAATGGCACATCTGAAAGTTTTGATAAATTTTATCTCAAACATCATACACGTCGTTTTAGATGCCTGCGCGGTGAGTACATGTATCACATGGCGGCTTGGAAAAATTATTTCCCAGACTGGCAATACATCGACGACAAACCATTAGAATCTAATGATGCAGTGGTAATAAGTTTTCCGTTTGCTAACACAGGCCAAGAGCACAATCGCACACAAGAAATTTTAAACACTTGTGCTCAATTAAACATTCCTGTATTAGTAGACTGTGCATACTTTGGCATATGTGGGGATATGACATTTGATTTTTCACATCCTGCCGTCACAGATGTTGTTTTTAGTATGAGTAAATTTTTACCCGTACCGCATCTACGCATAGGGGTTCGTTATACCAAAACAGATGATGATGATAGTTTACTGGTCAATAACAAGACACTGTACACAAATAGATTGGGTGCAGCTGTAGGTGTAGAAATAATGAACTCATTCCACCCGGATCACATATATAACACATACAGATCTGCACAATTAAAACTGTGTAAAGAGTTGAGTATCACTCCAAGTAAAAGTGTAATTTTTGGTCTGGACCATAATAATTTATATCCAGATTACAATCGCAACAGTACCTCAAACAACAGACTGTGTCTTGCCAAGTATCTGAACAATGATTAAACAACTAAAACTAAACTACGACATGTCTGTGTTTTTAAATGCAGATTATACTCAACACGAAGGTAGTTGTATCAAACATCAAGTTCACGAACTCACTGATATACATGAAAAATTTGGTGGATTTCCGGCCACATATACCTATCACAACACCTTGATACATCAACTATGGTGGGACAACACACAAATTGATTTTGATGAAATAGGTCGCCAGATGTGTATGGAGATTGTGACCGTGAGTAGTATTAAACAACCACCTGGATGCGTGATACCATGGCACAGAGACACCTTCTTCAAGATCAACTCAATGTATCCCACACGAACTGAAACCAAAGTTCGTGCCAACGTGCATTTGGAAGACTGGAAGCTGGGTCATTTTATACAGTACGAAGACAATGTGTTTACCCATTGGTGCGCTGGAGACACACTGTTGTGGGACAGTGAAATTTTACATCTGGGCGCCAATGCAGGCATGCAAGACAAATACACGCTGCAGGTATCTGGATTTTTGCTATGAATGTCAAATTAACATATCAATTGTTACACGATAACAATATGACTTTGTGTTTTATTGGTAAATCATTTACAAATTCGCTGTTGCTGAATTATTTTGCCAATCACAGATCAGTTGTGCAATACAGTTTTGAAGAACTGTTGACAAAAGATCAAACTTGGTTTGATTCACACCAATTTATTGTTACTGCAGCCAATATACCATTTAAGAAAATGGTAATAGAAGGACTAGCATCGTTCAGCCCCAGTTATTTTAGTGTGATAGCTGATCATAATCATATTGGCTTTGATGTCACCATTGGACGCGGTGTGGTTGTTGATGATTTCAATGTGTTGTGTGACGGCACAATAATTGGTAATTATACCACAATCTCTCATCATTGTGCATTGACTCATGGAGTTGTAGTTGGTGATTTTTGTCATGTGGGGCCATTCGCACAGTTTTTGTATGCCACGATAGGCAACGGATCCTATATGGCAGCACGAACCAGTGTGGTTGGCTCGCGAGATGCCCCCACTAAAACTGTAGATTATTGTAATTTTATTATAGGATCAACTGTGACTAAAAATATAGTCAGCACTGGCACTTACTATGGTAACAGATGCATTGACCAGGCTGGCAGTCTGACCAAGAAGATCGACTGATTTTCTATTTTTTTTGTTAGTCACTGTTTCTGGCAGTACCGACGCAATAGTAATTTTTTTTGGTATTTGATGCGTCATTAACCTGGATACTAGCCAACTATTGAATTCGTTTAGATCAAATTGATCAGTGGGTACAATACAAGCACACACTTCAGCAACACCTTTCAAGTTGATGCCACGATATATCATGACTTGATCCACTGTAAAATTCTGCAAGATCACTGCTTCTATCTCAATTGGATTGACCACCAGGTCGTTGACTTTAAACACATCGTCCACTCGCCCGTCGAACACAAGATTTCCTTGTTCGTTCCAGTGTGCACGGTCTCCTGTGCGTACCCAGCCATTGACAAATGTTTGACTGGTTTTTTCTGGATCTCTGTAGTATCCAACTGCTGCAGCTGGACTGCAAACATAAATTTCATGATCGCGAATTTGTATTTTGCAACCTGGCAACGGTTTACCAATTGTTCCAGGTTGATGTTCCCAGTCCGGGTTGGCTGCATAATTGGAAGCAGTCTCCATCATACCAATGCAACAGTTCAGCTTGAGTCCAAAACGCGATAGAAATTTATCATATAGTGCACGAGGAAGATCCTCGCCACTGCTGTGAAAATGCTGGATACTGTCAGGCAAGGAGAATTTGTCTGCTGGCTTGCCTACTAGTTTTCTAATTATGCTAGGAGATGTTACCACAATAGTGGGTCTGTACTGATTTATATACTGGAATATCACAGACACAATCGGAGCTTCTGGCATTAGTATGGCAGTAGCACCTAACCCTGTGACATAGGTAATACTGTTGTGCAGGCCAAAATTCCAGGACAGTTTAGGTATGCTTAGAATCACACTGTGCTCTGTCATTCCGTAACTGGTTTTTGGACTTATTGACAACATAGCAAATAGCGTTTGATGTCTATGCATAGCTACCTTGGGCAAGCCGGTTGACCCGCTGCTGACATGCATAAATGCCACAAAGTCACTGTCAGGCAAGTAACAGTCCACCGTGCCATCAAACTCTGTGTAGAAATTTACCAAATTGTCACGAGTGATCACAGGCACAAGATTATTAGATGGGTTTTTAAAATTGTTACCAGCTAGTATAGTTTTACACCCAACAAAATCAGCTAATTGATAAAATAAATGCGATCCAAGCGCATGGCTCAATGGTGTGGGTACTATGCCTGCATAAAGACAACCCAAAAACACGCACGGCCAGTCCACACAATCCTCCATGCAGATAATCACATGGTCCCCTGGAGCCAGTCCACTGGCCAACAGTCCTTGCGCAATTCTTGGAATTCTATCTATTAGATCTCTATAGCTTAAATCTTGTGTGCCATCTCGAAAGGCCAATTTATCAGGATGTCGTTTATTGTGTTGTATTACATAATGAGCAAAATTGAGATCAGTTTTGAATTTCTTTGGCATAGATTTTGCGATAGTTTAATAAAGTACCAATGCTTTTATCATAATGTGATCTGACTGCTTGAGCGGAAAATGGTTGACTCACAAAATCGCCAGATTTAAAAAGATCTTCTTGACCTATAGTCTTGGTCGATAGTGCAAATATTTGTGCAATTTCGTTGCGTTTTTCTTCGGGCATTTTGACAGACGCCACTGTGAATTGCCAAATATAGGGCCCATTTAATTTTTGTTCTTTCAAAGTTTTGACCATGGGAAAATCACCATGTCGCGTGGCACAGTTTATTCCTAGTGCCTGCAGATGTGAATTATTTTTATTGGCTAAATTTTGATAATTTACCAATCGATCCATCACAAAGTTTATGCCGTCACCAGCTGCCATGCCCACCATAGCGTCATAATTGGATTTGTACACAATGTATCTTACGGGAATCTGATACTGACGTCCTACTTCTAGTGCAACAAGATGTGCAGCACCTCCAATTGCAGGGCCGCCAACAACCAATTCTTTGATATTTTCTTTTCTAATACTTTCTAATCCAGAATCACTGTTTCCAAAATTAGTTACCACTGCCCAGCAGGCATCACCGTGACTGAACACTGGCACAATATCATTTAAATTTACAAAACCACGGTCCACACTCTCAATCACACTGTTGGTAATGGTAGCAATACGTTCGGCGGGATTTTCCAACATATACCTAATACCAATGCTTTCAAAGCCTCCAGTTTTGAACTCTAGTACAAATTTATATTTTGATTGAACAGAATTGGCTGTATCCACAATTTTAAAAATTTGAGGCGTCATGCTTTGGCTAGGGCCTTGTGCATTCACCACAGTGATTATTTCTTGTGCATAGCCTGTTGTTGCAGCTAACCATAACACCACTGCGTATAATAAACGTTTTATCATTGTTTCTCCTTTTGATGATTAGATATTTAATTGGTGTTGACATCATGGTCTAAATATCATACAATTAATACATGACATCCACGTCTTATAACTCGGAGAACAAAATTGACAAACAAACAAGAAACAGCATTAGATGCAATGGCCGGAGACGGTGGCTATCAAGAATCTACATTGGCAGATACTATTCGTTTTAGAATGAAGCGAGATGGCAAGAGATTCTGGGCTAACGATAATATTAGCGAATACTTGTCTGATATCTATCGCAAAAAACTAATAGACGAAGCAACTGAGGCATTTGAACAAGTGCTGAAGACCTTGCTGATTGACACAGAAACAGATCCTAGTAGTAAAGGTACTGCCCGGCGATTGGCAAAAATGTATATTAATGAGGTAATGAGTGGAAGATATGAACCAGCCCCGGACGCAACAGCGTT